TACCCACTGTCAAGGTGTGATGATAGTTGTTTGCCTATGTATTCTGTGTACGCCGGTGGGATCGCTTCAGCGATTTCCAGTTTCGTTTGGCACCAAGGCATCCCCATAGCGTCCCTCCATTCTTGGAGCGTGCCTTTTCCACCACCGTTGCCGTACACCGCGAAGTAAGGGCCGTCGAACTTTTCGCCGTGCCGCCAACCCGCAACCCGCCCTCGATGCTTGATGTGTTGCGGCTGCTCCAACTCGATGTTCGACTCAAACAGACGATGCCGGATAACCCGCAGACCGAACATTTCCCCACATAACGTGATCGGGTTCTGCATCGGGGCTCCCTGCACATTCTCGATCACATAAGGCTTATTTATCATGGACAGGACAGCCCTAGTCGCATCAAGATAGTCCGGGTAGTCCTCCGAGTTATCGTTAGTTCCTTTCCCCAGCGCGGAGTGCGCTTGGCAGGGCGGTGAGGCGTGAAAAGCATCGAACTTGGTGTAGTTGCATAGCAGGAAGTCCAGTGCGTCACCTTGGACGAACATGTGGCCGGCATAGTTAGGTTGTGGCGCGATGTCTACGCCTACTACATCAAAGCCTGCCCGGACGTAACCCATTGCCGCACCACCAGCGCCGCAGAAAAGGTCTAGTAATCTCAATGTTGCTCCTAAAGTCAAGTTTGCATGTCGGGTGTGACTCGCGCACCGATAACACGAACCGCCGGCGGCTCAGTCAAATAGTCGATACACCGCTCAAAGAACGCAATCTCATCCCTGGCGTGACCCAAAACCCGTGAGTTACACGGGTGGCACAACAACCCCCGAACCAAACCGGTTTTGTGGCAGTGATCCACCGACAACCGTTTACGTGCCCCGGTGGCACGCTCACAGATGAAACACTTCCCAAGCTGATACCGGTACATGGCCCAGTATTCGTCCGCTGTGATGCCGTAGGTGGCTTTCCAGCGTTGCTCCTGCGTTGATGACGCAGACTTTCTCCTTTTAGCCCTGTGGTGTGTGGCGCACCTAGGTCCGGGGTGCGGCGCTTTCCTCCCAGTCGTGATCCCTTCATCAACACAATCAATGCAGTTCTTCCGTTTGTGCCGTCGATCCTGAGAACGATTACTTGGCCTGCGCCTAGCCGTCGTCACCTAGACACCACCCAAGCAATCAACAACACATTCGCCAACCAAATGAACAAAGCAACAGTCAACAAAACATCCAAGTTCACGATCTGTCCTTAATGGTCATAGTGTCACCCCAAAAGTCCAACGCCACATAATCAAAACCAGAAGGATCAGCCTTACCCGCCCGGTTCTTCACAGTGGAAATCCGCAGGGAAGCCGGACCCAACGGTTCGTTCACTTTATGAAGCGTCAACACCATTTCCGGCACCCGCGCCAACTGCCCCTTCACACCCGATAAAGGCACATGGCCTTCGGCATCGTTGTACTTACCGGTCACATGATGTAACCCGACTACGCATGATCCTGTTTTGCGGGCTTTGTCGTGCAAAAAATCCATCAACGATTCCAGGCCGGCGAACGGGTTCTCATCGTTCTCCTGACCGCCGGTACGAACATTGGTGATGTTGTCCACGATCAACAAAGCCGGGTAGTCACCCTGAAGTTCCCAATACGATTTCAAAACCTCTTTGATCCTCCCCAGGTCAGGTGATGCGTCATAGACGAACCTGATGGGTATGCCGTCGAACTTCTTACCGTGGTCCCCGATGTTGCCTGCGCGAACCATGTTCGTTGTTTCGGATAACGGTTTCCCGGTGAGGATGGACAGGGTTCTGGATAGTTGGGTGAAAGCGTCGGAGTCCGCTGACAAATACAGGGTGGGTATTTTGGCTTTGAGTGCGTAGGTGAGGATCAGCGCGGATTTGCCGACGCCGGGGCCGGCGCAAATCAACGCTAGTTGCCCGCGTAGGAAGTTTGTTCCTTTCTGTTCGAGGCTTTTCCACACTGCGGGTAGGGGGTCACCGGAGTGCCCTTTGACGTGTAGTGATTGGTTGAGGGTGAACACTGTTCTCCTAATGTCAAGTATTGTAAAGCGTTTCACGTACCGCTTCAGCAACTCGATGAGCTTCGTCAACCGTAGAGTATCGCCCAGCACAGAACTTCTTTCGATTATGCCAGACTTCCACGGCCCACGAATTAGTTGATTTATCCCAGTGAACCCCCCTTGCACCAGAGGTATTGTTTTTGTTTAGCCCACTTCGTCTTTCGATGTTTTTCTTTACCGAAACAGGTTCAAGGTGTTTCGGATTAACGCACGATGGATTAAAACACCTGTGGTCCAGAACTAAACCGTCCGGTATCGGGCCGACAGTTAATTCATACGAAACTCGGTGCGCGAGCATCATCCTTTCATTCAGCCAAAATCTTCCGTATTTGTATTTGTTATCCGTTCCTGCCGTCCAAAGCCAGCAGTTGTCGGTTTTGTTCACTTTGTCCCAAAATCGCTTCATGCCCTATACTCACACGCCCAACTAACAGAACAAAACATACACTTGCTTCCTTCCGGTTTTGCCTCGAAGTTTTCCGCGACTATGTTTCGCTCCAACTCTTTGAAATCATCTGTCACCCGCTCGACAGTCCACTCGGTTATATCCAACGGCAACGTAGGTTTGCCGGACTTACCCATCCAGAAATCGGCAAGTGCAGGCTTCCTAATGTCAAACATCAGAGCAAGGGCAACCGCGTAAACCCCTAACTGAAAACTATCTCCTGGGTTGTTGCCGGTCTTGTTGTCCCTGACGATCAAACCTTCCGGAGTGTCGATCACCGCATCAATGAACCCCCGAACCTGAACACCGTCGAGGTCTATGTCGAAGCCTAGTTCGATGCCTGGTGTGCCGTCAGGGGCAACCCAAATCACTTCCTTCGGATGATTCTCATACCAGCGTATATATTTCTCACACTGATCCAAACCAATCGAGTAACGTCTCTCAATGTCAAGTTCACCACCGTAAGGGCCCGACTTGAACCAAAACTCAAAGTTCGGTGTGACCTCGCAAGCCTCCTCGATGTGGCGGCTGTAGGACTCCCTGAACACATCCTGCATCGTTTCGAGGGTCATGGTTCGCCCGGATCGCTCGTAGGCTTCAGCAGCCTCATGGACCGCCGATCCTTGGGCTAACCAAGCAGCCGGCCTTGACCAAACCTTCACCACCCTGGACAGATAGAAGGCGTGAGGGCAACGCTCATACAGTTTCAGTTGGGACACCGACCTGTGCATATCAAACCTTCCCGTATAACGTCAGTTCGCCGTGACCGAACATCATCTGCTCATCCTCGATGACTTCTGTGTGTGTCACAGTGAACCCTTCAAACCTTTGTTTCACGGCCAGGTATTCGGGGTCGTCGTCCGCGACGAGGACACTCCGGTACACGAAACCTTCGCCGTGGTTTCGTTCGCCGGCGAAGATCCAATGCGGGTTGGCATAGCTCAAACCTTCTTCCAGTTTCATGTGTTCTTCCACTTCTCCGCTCTGTGCAGGGGGAGAGAGTGAAACATGTTGCTCTGACAAACAAGTCAGGGCAGCCGGGGCGGCAGCTTCCACAGCCTGCGGCCCTGGTCGGTCAACTGTGTGTGCTCGTTGACCCTGATGATGAGATCCCCGTCCGAGCTTCTGTGTTTCCTCCAAGCGAAACCTCCTTTGATGCAAAACCCCGGTTCTGGGGGCAGGTTCGGATCATGTTCCAGCACGAAACCTTGCTGGATCTTGGTGTAGAACGTTCGCAGCGCCGCAAGCTTGCGGGCGCTCATACCTTTGCCGGCGGTAGCCATGTATTCGAGATGGTCACGGGACAACCGGTACGGGGACGTGTAACACTGCTCACCTTTGACTTTCCACGGGTAGTGCTTCATGGCTTCTTCCCGCACTGTGAGCGAACCGTTGTAGGTGCGTTTGTGCCACGACACCGCCTGCCTGGTGATGCCGAACATGCGGGCTATGTCTGACTGTGTGTACCCTTGGGCTTTCAAAGCTTCTATTACTGCGAGCGATAGTTCTGGTGGTTTCTCGTTCATGGATGCTTGTCCGTTTCCCCCGAATTGTGGATGTGTAAGCTTCCATGATAAGAGTTATGGTTACTTATGTCAAGTTTCATACCTTGGTTATGTCTGTGGCCGGCACCCATTCGTATTCGTCCGACAGATGCCAATGCACACGTATCATGCCGTGTGCGATAGCTGTGACCAAACCTTTGATGTGGTGGTGGGGTAGGTAGGTGGGGTCCACTACTGTGTCCCCGATCCTGTACCGGGTCATTTGTTCACGATTTTCTGGTACCTGGCGGTTGTGTCTTGCATGATTTCGTATGCTGCGGCCATGCCTCTAGCGAAAGGGTCTTGGTTGTCGCGGGTAGCGGCCAAACCTCCTTGGATTGCTGATTGGATAGCTTGAAGGATTTCCGCTGCTGTCATACCAAACCTTCCTATGCGAATGTCCAGAGCGGCAAAGACCGCATTGCTTTCTTGCAGGCAGCTTTAACCTGCTGGGGAAGTTCTGACCTATCAATGTCCACACTTCGCCAACCGATAGGAAACATGTAACAGTTAAGGTTCATGGATTTCTTTCCGGTCACAGTGACAACGCCGTCACAGTTTTCATCCCAGAACGCCGGCCTAGCTGTTACGATCCATGATTTACCGACCTGTATTTCAACCATAAATCAAACCTTCCCATTCGGGCTCGTAAGGATCGAAGTCGATGAGTGACCAGGACAGTTTGATGAGATCCCAGTCGTCGGGCTCGTAGCCGAACCTGAGTTGTCCATGCAGCAACGGTCAAACCTCCTGATTGCAGTACACGTGTGGCAGACCAAGCGCATCTGTCCCTAACGTGTGGTCTGGCGCGTCAAGGCCGCAGTGTTCGCAAAGCTCAAACTCAAACCACGATTCCAAGGTATCCACAATCAAACCTCCCGTACCTGATGCCTGTTAATACCCCATGTCAAGTCAGCCCCATGCCACGGCCCATTAGAAACCAGCAAATCATTACCGACAAACGAAACCTCGCCGGCAGCATCCCGTAACTCCGACTCGTCGTAATGCGCTTCCTGCACAAAGATCATCATGTCCATCAACCAGTCATCAAGACCATGCAGCGCACCTTCAAGACTTGAATACACCTGCAATGCTCCCACGTAGTCGCCTGCGCCGGCGTCTACCTCAACATCCATGACGTAAACATCCATACCTATCAAACCTCCTGATCGAGACCATGCGACAACGCCGCATTAACCAACTCAACCAACGCATGTTCCACACAAATCTCACGCCTGGCCGCGAACGCAACAATCTCTGCGCGGCGCGAATACGGTGCCAACGGACCATCGTCTGGGATAGCTGCCACCAACCGTGCCAGCGTGCCGGCGTTCAAAGCTACCTCCAACTCAAGATCCATAGCTTTATCCATGTCGTCGGACTCGATAGCTTCATCCCACAAGGTATCCAAACCTATGATTTTGTATGCTAGGTCTTTCATCCCTCAAACCTTTCTCAAAGTTACAGCGAACAACGGATACAACGATTGCAGATGCTTAACATGCGACTCTGCCAAAGCTTTACTCGATACGTGGAACCATCGGTGCCCCTGGTGGCCGGCGCTGCTGCACCATTCCACAACCAACACTAGCGCGACTTTCTAATGTCAAGCCAAGCCTTAGCATCAGCGCGGCTATCAAACCTCCCAGAGATAGGTGTGTGGTGCGGACCATTGACCACATACCATCCACCTAGCACACGATTGTGAACAACCTTAACCATCATCAAACCTTTCATCCAATTCATCGTCAACATCTTTGCGCCAGTCTGCGCTGTCTCTCAAACCTTTGTTAAGGTGAGGCCCGGCAGCATTGGAACGCCGGCGTTCAAGCCTTGCTTTCAACTGCTCCGGGCTAGCCCTACCCGGTTTCAAACCTTTGTTAGTGCCCATGCGAGTAGCAGTAACTACAAGATGGGCACACATAGTGAATGTCCCAAGGGTCGTCAAGCTTACGAACATAAGCCGGGGATGTTTCACAACCTGGACACTGTTCCAAACCTTTGTTGTGTTCACTCATTGTCTCAAACCTTTCTGTAGATCATACGATTAGCGGAATGCCCAACCAACGAATACCCCGCATCCTCAAGCCTTTGTTGTTTCCGCTCAGCATCCCGTAACTGCTGGGCCGTAGCGAACATAAAGTTAATCTCGATGACCTCTGTGTGTTTCAAGACTCAAAACCTTTCCGTAATGTGCCATTTCATGATACAGACCACACCACCTACTGTCAAGCCTCGTATCGCCTGATACCGGTAGCCTAGCGGCTAACTATCCCTGTCGATGAACCAGTCGAGAAACACGTCGAAATAATCCCCGGTCAACGTGCAACGACTACCCCACCAATACCCTTCGAGTCGGGCACGATTGCCGCCATTGGCCACGATTTCGATATGCGGACCACCGATACAGATGACCACTGCGAACTCACGTCCGCGCTCGTCAACTATCTCTAGCGGATAGTCGGAGATATCGCCGGCACCGTCGGGTAGGCACGGTTCATAAAACTCATCGACTAATTCCGCATACAGTTCGACGTCATAGCCTAGCCCGCACCTATCGCGGGCTAGGTCTATCGCGTCATCGTCACTCGATGCCACGATATCCTCAGCAATCAACCTATCGGTAGGTTGCCCTGGTGAATCGGCATAAACGGCATACATACCGCCATACTCGCCGGACTCGATCAATGCGGCATACTTCCGCACCGTATCCGCTACCGACTCACAGTGTGCCCTGAGGCTGTCATCGTCGCGTGTCATTAGTACCCTCTCAGTTGCGTTCTAACGGACATTGAGTCCGGCGGGGTACTGGACTACCCCGCCGGCTACGAAACCCGCTAGGACGCGACTAGGGCACCGAGAGTCAAGTCGATGACGTAAGGGTCATCATTCCAGCTTGAAACCGTTACGACGTTGCCGACGTTCTCCGCTATCCATGCCACAACATCGTCAGTGTGAAAATCGACAGCGGAAACGTCGATGAACGTCGGATAGTTGTCGGTGATGCCGTAGTTGCCGCCATAGAACGTCAACTCATCGAGTACCGACACAGCATGTTCGGTAACGTCATCAACGCCTAACGCCTGAGCTAGCGCAATCTCAGCATCATACCGCCCATACAATTCCCAGTGCTCTTGAATCATCTGCATCTCTACCTCAGAATGTAGAGAATCATCGAGTACCGGATAATCCATCAACGCCAAAACAACGTCAACAAGATCATCCGGGGCAGGGTCATCGAGTCCTAACCCAATCGAGTCGATGTTTGACCACGTATCCGTATGGATATCGTAGTCTTTCCAGTCCTCAGCTAGCCGGCGGAAATTGCTTACCGATACCGGGTCGTCGTAGCCGTGCACGTCACGCGCACCGACTAGGCCAGTCGAGAACACCAGC